GATCTCGACTTAGTCTATCGCGATAGTAATATCGGGAAATTCTTTGTCGATGTCCGGAAATATACGGAGAATATCGCAGAGCCGGCCGACCCAGTTCATCTTCCACTGGCTCGGAATAAAGCGGTAGGGTCACTGATCAGGCAGGCCCAGCTCGGTGTTGAAGCTAACATCGCGCAGGACTTTGCTCAAATCGGCCAGATACCCAAGATGATAGCGCATAATGCGACTAAAATCGCGAGTTCTATCCGCAACCTGAGACGTGGAAACATTTCTCAGGCCGTGGATGACCTTACCGCTGGACGTTCCAGGACCCGTAAGGGTAACGTCAGGAAGGGGAATCCGTCCCGTTCTAAAGATCTAGCCGAAAACTGGCTAGAAATGCAGTACGGGTGGAAGCCTCTCCTTGATGATATCCATGGGGTTATGGAAGCTTTGAGTAAGTTACAAACTCAAAGCAACTTCGTCCAATCGGCGACTTCGTCTGCTACGGCACGCTCTGACAGTAGCTTTCGCTCCTCTCATAACGAGTCTTCTAGTACTGGCACGAATAAGCTGAAAACTTCTTTGTTTCAGACGACTTCGTGCAAGTTGAAGCTTCGTTATAGAGTTGCATCGCCACTTAAGAGCTTTCTGGCTCAGACGGGCTTTACCAATCCCATAAATCTCGTGTGGGAGGTACTCCCATTCAGCTTCGTGGCCGATTGGTTCCTTCCAATCGGGCCCTTCCTTGAGGCATTAACTGCCTGGGACGGACTCGAGTTCTTGGATGGATCTCAAACGTTATTCACGAGGGGCTGGATACTCTCTACCGTTGACTATAGTGGGCCCAACGTTGGCAATCCTAGTAACGGAAATTCGATTACACAGGCTGCCGCCTATCAGAAACAGGTGGTTCTTCTCGATCGTACGAAGCTATCTAGCTTCCCGACCTTGACGTTCCCCCAGTTTAAGAATGGCTTAGCCAGTGTATCGCACGCCCAGAACGCGATTGCTCTTCTTAGGACCCTCTTTTAGTCGAGACAACGGTTTACCCGAAGTTACTTTGGAGTAAACACAATGTCCGCTATTGCGGCAGTGAAGGTGAGTGGCATCATCGATCATGCGCTGGCTCGTTTAACGACCAGTGCGACCGTTGGTGTCGACTCGACGCTGAACCCCGAGGGCATTAGTCCCCAAGGAGTCGCGGCGTGGGTGGACCGGTCTGGCGGAATCGCCATCGGTTACCCGAGGTTGACAATGTCCGTCCGTCCGCCGACAAAGGCGTCACGGGTGTACAAGGTCGCCCTCAAGCTTGTCCTCCCGACGCTCGAGCAAACGTCCCCTTCGACGGCTACCGGCATTCAGCCGGCTCCAACGAAGGCGTACGATTGCATGTGCATCATGGAGTTCATGCTGCCTGAGAGGTCTACCTTGGCTGAACGGCAGAAGCTGTTCAGTCAGGTTGCCTCTCTGTTCGCACGTACCATCAACGCCTCAGACAACGTCCCCACCGATTCATCGGGGACGCCGCTTGAAGCAGCGGTGACTACGTTCGAAACCGTGTTCTAACGAACACGTCTGCAGCTTAGACTCTGGAGGATACCATGTCTTCTAAGAAGTATGGTGGTAGATTCCATTCTGGAATCTCAAGCTACCGCGTCTCCAGGGAGCTTAGCTCTCTGGCAATTGAGGAGTTCCTCTCAGCCCTGGATTGTCCTCGCGCGTTAACGGTTCTCATTCTCTTCCGAAATGGAGAGCATGAACAAATCGCTACGCTCGAGTTCGATCCAAAGGATTACAATGATCTTGTAACCCTAAGGGATTCCTACGCTGCCTCTAAGTTTCTGTCGAAGTATAAGGGGTTAACCCTTACACGCGACTTAGACAAAGTGGCAATAGAGAAATTCAAATTATTTGAATCTCTATGTAGGGAGACGAATCGTCGCTTCAAGAACTTACAGCTAGACCGTAAATTTTCCGGTCCAGTCGTTTGGCTGCATCACGCAGTCATTCGTAAAATTGCTAAGATCTTGGGCGACTTTACCGCTGAGGAGTTCTTCTCAATGCCTGACTGGGGTCCTGGCGCTTCTACCCTGATAAAGCGTAGAGAAGCCAGTCCAGCCAAAAAGTTCCGGTGTGAAACCGGAATAACGCGTGATCTGTACTCACTTATTCCATGGGAAACCTTAGAGGTTGTTTATCCTCTTTGGTCCCAACAACTTGTTGATTCGGGTTTCCCGAATTTCCAAGTTGGGAATAAGGTGATCACCGTACCTAAAGATGCGTCTACTAATCGCGTTATCGCCGTCGAACCTGGAATCAATTTGTGGTTCCAAAAGTCCGTCGGTGATATGATTGGCAGGCGTCTCCGAAGGTATGGGGTCGACTTACGCT